ACTCCGCTGCCGATCGTCTGCTGCGCAGCAACGACGAACTCGCTGTCGTTGTACATCTCGCCGCGATAGACCTGATTGGCAGTGACCAGATCGGCAGGGCACGCGGCAATCCATGTTGCGATGGTTGAGTAGTCGCGCCCGCCCGCGGAGCCGATGGTCTTGGTGACAACGGTAGGCACGTCAGACCACCTCGCCTGCCGCGCGCTGCGCGACGAGGCCGAACAGTTCGAGCGTCATCTGACGGCTGAGGGTGATCTGACCGCTCGAACGGCGCAGCACCTCACCCACCACGCCGTCGAGCACGAAGCCCTGGCCACGGTAGTGCACTGGGCGGCCAGTCATGTCGCTCGTTGGCACCAGGAAGCCGAGCGCGAACGCCTTCGGCACGCCGGGCGCCTTGACGATGCGCCAGCCCGGATGCGTGAGTTCTGCGTGCGTCCAGGGGTGACCGTCGTCCATCACCTCGACCACGTCGCCGGTGACGTACATGCCACGCCGCCCAGGCGCTTTGTCGCTGATAGCAACGACGAATTCACACATACGGACTGTTCCGCTCCAACGTCAGACCCACGGCGTCGCCCTGGTACTCGGGAGGTACGGCAAACAGGCACGACCACACCGTGTCGTCTTCGAGCGCCGTGATCTGGTGCTTCGTATCGGCCCGGATCGTGACGAACGTGGGCGCCTTGAAGTCTTTCGTGCCGGCGGCCACGATCTCGCCTTGTTCGTTGAGCCTGCGCCACTTCACACGAATCGACCCGCTGATCACGAGCGAGACGTGGTCGATGTGGTGTTCGTGGCCGTCGTGCATGTCGCCGGCCTTGCGCATCTGGTGGATGCGAACCATCAGGCCACCGTAGAACCCGAACTGGTTGAGTCCGTCCCACTTGCCCGCGCTGACCTGATCGACCAGGGCGGCGTCGCTCGCGCCGATGTCGCGGAGGTCCATGTCAGCCTCCGGTCTGCGCCAGGGCGATCTCGAACGCGGTCGGCATGCGACCGAACAGCACCTCGCCGCGCGCCACCATCTTCGTGGCCTTCGAGTTCACCCAGTCGAGCAGCGCTTGATCGATCAGCCCTGCGGCCAGCAACTGCCCCAGCGCCTGCTGCTGGAACGCGCCCCTGGTGTTGAAGTTCTCCAGGCGGCTCGCGGCCGGCGAGAACAGGTCGAACACCATGCCTGCCAGTGGATTCGAGGCAGCAGCACCCTTGAGCACCCACCACACGGGCACCTGGGCCGGCGCCACGACCGTCTCCATGAGCTTGCTCTGCAGATCTTTGAGCGACACGAAGCACTCGACGGCTTCAGGCGTCTGCAGCAGCGCATAGATCTCGTCGGTGGTCTTACCCGCATAGCCCAGGGCCGCGGGGTCGTTCGTCAGTTCGGCGGCGAGGGCCGCGAGGTTGATGGCTGCCATGAGCGCTCCTCAGGAGGTGATTGGTACCGCTCCAGTTCCTTCATGTAGGCCGACTCACAGTGGCCGCGTGCGCCTGGATGCAGCGTTTGCCACGAGAACAGCGGGTCGTACACGCGCATGAGCCAGCCGAACGGCTTCTTGTCGCGCCACAGCCGAAACGCATGGCTACTCATGGTCTCGTCGCACCAGCCACCGAACAGCGCGTTGATCAGCTGATCGAACGCGCAGAGCAGGTTGATGAAGTACCACTTCATGCTTCACCTCCACTGCCCAAACCCGGAGTCCATCGCCTGCCGGCGGATCTGCTCTTCGCGCGCCCTGGCCTCGGCCTGGACTTCGATGAGCGCACTGCGTGCATCCGAGGTCAGCTTCAGCAGCTCATCACGCTGCCTGCGCAGCCGCGTGATCGTGCCCCTGGCCAGCGCCTCGTTCGCCGCCGCTGTGGCGATCTCGCGCTGCAGAACCCGGTGGCTGCGGTCGACCAGCTCCTGCAGCTCGTCGCTGACGCGCGTCCAACGAACCAGTCCCCCGACCAAGCCAATGCCGATGGCGGTGGCGACGGCCGTGAGGACCAGTTCGAAGAGCAAGGTCAGCCCACGGTGATCGTCAGCGCAGCAGCCGCGAAGCTCGGAGCAGCGTCGCCGTTGTTGATGGTCTTCGAGACCGTCAGCGCGCCGTTGATCCACGGGTTGCCACCAGACGAAGCGTCCATCAGCTGCCAGTGCGTGACCACGCCCCAGTTCGCCGTGGGCGCGGGAAACGTGATTGCACCGTTGTTGCTGGTCACGCCGCCGGTGCCCGAGCTGGCCGCGGTGCTGGCTGCAGCCTGCGTGCCAGCGAAGTTGGTCAGGTTCGCGGTCACCGCCACGCGGGCGTACGAGCCGCCGGTCACTTCGGTGCCAGCGGCGCCGGTGTCGGTCGGGTCAGAGGTGTAGAGCGCGAAGTAGAGCGTTGCGGGTGCGCCGAGTGTCTGCCCGCGCAGCACTGCGTCGACAATCTTGTTCTCGGCGAAATCGGTAAAGCCAGCCATGGAGGACTCCTTCAGAGGAAGCCTTCATGGCCAAGTGGCTCCGGCGGTGCGGATTGTAGATCGTTGTTAGGGCTTCGAGATCACGCCGTGCTCGGCGCCCCAGTACAGGCGTTCCCACCGATCGACACAGTAGGGATCAGCGCAGGATTTGATCTGCACCGGCAGCCACTGCAGGTTGCTCACGGCATCGCAGCCGCCACTGGCCAGAGGGATGACGTGGTTGATCGCCCACCCCGGGCAGGCGCCGACCTTCAAGCCGTTGACCGGGCACGGGTGCTGGCGCTGGAAGGCCGCGGTGACGGTGCGGCTGCGGGCGATGGTGCCATCCGACAGCCGGGCCGAGGCTCCGCACACGCGCGTCTCGACCAGAGCAGGCACGACCACGGGCGACGGCTGCAGCACGCCACTGGCAGGCTGCGCGAAGGCCAGGACAAGCAACGCGGCAATCACCGGGAGATCACCGCGTAGGCGGCGTCGTAGCTGCGCTCGCAGGCGAGGCCGGCGATGCGGGACTGATCAAGCGCAGCCGCTGCTTCTCGTAGAAGCGCGTCACCCCCGCTGAACAGGTCGGAGAGCACCAGCCCGGCGCTGACGCTTGCCGTGCTGCCTGAGGCAGTGGCGGGATCTTGGCCTGCTCGACCGGTGAGGGCGGTAGCGACGGTGGTGTACGCGTTGCGCAGCTCGACAGCTGCACGATCAGCACGAGCGCGATCAGCACGGGCAGCAGCGGCAGCAATTTGCGCAGCATCGGAGTTCTCCATGACACGGAAGGTGACCTTGCGCTCATCGACCCGTGCCTTGGCCTCTGCAGCTTGGGCAACACTGGCCGCGGCCGCATGCGCCTGGGCGAACTGCGCCTGGGCCTTGGCCATGTCCCGATCGGCCAGGATGCCGCGGTGGTGAGAGCCGCCCAGGAAGCCCAGGAAGGCCGCCAGGAGGGCGACTGCGGCGGTGAGGGTCAGCGGGCTCACTTGGGTGCCTCCACGGCCTTCTGGACCACGTTGCCGGCCGCGTAGAGGCCAACGACGGCGATCACGACCTTCATCCAATTGTCGGCGCCGATTAGGTGCTCAGCCAGCGCCCACTGCGACCCGATCAGGGCGAGCACTGCCACGACGAACTTGCGACTGCCGTACTTGTTCATGACTGCCCCAGACACATGCGGTACTCGGCCTGCCGGCGCGTCCACACGCCGTAGCAGTTCCACTGTCGGTCAGAGCAGTCACGCAGCTCGCCGCCGATGCGCACCTTGGCGAACGCCAGGATGCGCTCACAGGCCTGCCGCGACTTGCCGGCGCGGATCAGGTCGCCCAGGCACTCCTTGCCCGGCAGACAGGATGCGCATACAGCATGCGCACCCACGTTGTATGCCAGGGTTGTGTATGCCTCGTACTCATGCTGCTTGAGGTGCACGCCCTTCGTGCACTCCAGGACAGCGAGGCCATGCTTGGCGATGGCGCCGTCACGGAGATCGTTGCACTCCTCCTTGGAGTACGTGCGGCCCGGGACGACCTGAGGGCCGGTGATGCCCTGGCAGACGGTCCACACGCCGCCCACGTCGCGGTACGGCGTGTATTCAGTGCCCTCGCGCCCGCCAATGAACGTGGCCAGTGCCGTCGACACCACCACCACGCCGCCGACGACGAGGCGCTTGTCCATCACTGTGGTCCGATAGAGGGAGGCTTGTGGCTGAAGACCGTGTTCCAGAGGATGACGACGGCGGTCACTGCAGCGGCGGCATAGCCCGTCCACCGGAGTGCCGTGCCACCAACTCGGGCCGTGGTCTGCAGCGCACGAATGTCGTCGCAGGTGCTGGTGTTCTTTGCCAGCTCGGTCTGCATGGTCTCAAGCCGGCCGTCGAGCTTGATGAACTGCGTGATCGTGTCCTCGCGGAACTTCGCGCTGTCCGCGATGTGCTGGCGGAGGAGATCAGGCAACGATGGATCGTCGTTCAAGCCCATCAAAGACCCCCGTAGGCGACGGTGGAGACTGCCTTGCGGTGGCGGCTCTGCTCCCGCTTGGCCATGGCGCAGTACGCGTCGAAGCGCTGCTCGTAGTCGTCTCGCTTGGAGCGGTTGAAGGTCTCGGCGTCTTCCTTGCCGTAGGCACAGGACTTCACCCAGTGGAGCAGCGCGAGGTGGTGCTGCTCGTCAATCTCGAACTCTTCGTCGCCTGCGTCGGTCAGGCTCACCAGCGGCAAGCGGTACACGCGCAGCCGGACGGCCATGTCAGCGTTCGGCATGGGCCAGACGCGGAGCTTGTCCTTGCTCTGGCCTGAGACCAGGACGCGAGGCTCACCGGGCACCCCGTCGAAGAGCAGCCCACGCTGCGAGGCTTCCTCGGTGTTGTAGATGTAGAGCGAGCGCCCGGTGGCCGCGTTGACCACCTCCCGAACCTTCAGAATGCGCTTGTCCAGCGGCACCCACTCGTTGCCTGTCAGGATCGTGGCTTCCACGATCGCAGCCGTCGACGCGTCCTCGATGCCGTCCGTGAGGCGGCAGAACATCTTCTGCGCCTCATCGAGGCGGCGGAAGAACCACGAGTCGCTCCACAGAAAGGGAGCGGCCTCGTCGTTCATTTCCTCACGGAAGACGGCGAGGGCGTCGGTCGTGTTCACGACTTCTCGGCCTTGTTGAAGTCCACCCACAGGGCATCACGTTCCTTGCCGTTCAACGGCCATCCGAGCAGCGCCTTGAGGGCTTTCGGATGCGGCTGGCCGCCGGCCGTGAAGTCCTCGCGCCGGCCGCCTTCCACGATCGCCTTGAAGGCGACGTAGGCCTCGGCGCGGCGCACCTCGGGGTCGGTCGGCTCGGTCGACTTGCTCTTGTCCTCGGCGTCCGGGTCGAAGGTCTCGTCCTCGGGCACGCCACCGACAGCGATCACGTCGCGCACCATCTCCGGCGGCACGTGCGTCGGCTCGCCTTTCTTGAAAGCGATGGAGTGGCCAGAGGTGCTGGACACGGTGCGGTCGCGGTGGAACACGAATTTCATGGTGTCGTCCTTGTCATGTACTCATGAAAAGAGAGGGGCCGAAGCCCCTCTCCCGGCCCGGCCGCTTACGCGACCTGGGTTTCGTTGCTGCGCCCCTGCACCGTGTACAGGACGCGCACCGTCGCCTTGCCGGCGGTCGCATTCGCCACGGTCGCGTTGACCGCGAGGCGGATGTTCTCGCCCGCGCCGCGGAAGCCCGTGAGGGTCAGCGCGGTGCGTGCAGCGGTCTTCAGGTCCACCGCGTTGGCGTAACGCGTGGCGCTGGCCGAGTCGCCCACCGAGATGGTGGCCGCGGTCGAGGTGGCGTACGCCGTCTCGACCACGATCTCGCCGCCGATGACGTTCGCATTGGGCGGCAGCGGGATGGCGTCGAACACCAGCGACTGACCGAAGGTCGAGCCGAAGGTCTTCGAGGTGCCCGCCACGGTGTCCACCGCGGTGTCATCGAAGTTGAAGGTGAACTCCGCCATCAGGGGGTACTGGGCGGTGCGGGAGGCTTTCAGGACTGCCATGTCGATTTCTCCTGGTAGAGGTGTTGGACCGGCAGGCTTACTGCGCCGTGTAGACCGAGATCACGCCGAAGTCTTCGGCGCTGTTCGACTCGTAGATCGAGTTGAACACCGGCTTCTTGAAGCCGAGGATCTTGCCGCACGAGATGCCCTGCTGGTTCTCGTAGTCGAAGCCCTTCTCGACCCATTCGGGCGCACCGATGTCGGCCATGCCCAGGGCTTGCGCGCCGCAGAAGAGGATCTGGCAGCCGTCCACCGTGCCGGAGCCGCCGTACTTCGAGCCGGACGCCGCGTTGCGGGTGTTCGGCACGTGGCGGAACTCGTGCAGGTAGATGCCGTCGATCTTCACGCTGGTCGAGCTGAACAGCGGGTTCTCACCGCCGCGGTCCTGGGCATGCCGGAGGTTCAGCATGTAGGTCTGGTCCAGCTTCAGCTTGGCCATCGCGGTGGGGGACAGGAAGGCGTGGTAGGTCTCCTCGCCGTTGTCCATCACGCCACGGATGTAGCGCTCCTTGGCGAACGCCTTCAGCTGCACGAACATTTCCCACATCGGGGTGTCCGTGGCGACCACCGCGTTCGACGCGCCGCCCACGATCAGCTGCTTCGTGGCGCTCGTGCCGTCCCAGCGCAGGCGCCGGTTGGCCGAGGGAGCGGTCACGTCGCTGGCGAAGTCCAGGAACGGCAGATCCGAGCCCGTGCGAGTCGAGCCGTCCGGCTTCTTCGAGTAGCTGATGCCAGCCATCGACAGGAAGGCCATCTGGTCGACGCGATCCGCCAGCCAGTACGCGAGCACGTCGCGGCTGTTGTTGCGGAACTCGACCACCGAACGCTGGTCGGCCATGCGGCCTTCGTGGCGGTTGGCGTGACGGATCTGGTCGATGCGGATGACCTGTTCGAAGGTCTGCATCGCCTCTTCGTTGCCTTCCAGCGTGCGGTCACCAGCGACGCCGTCGCCGGTCAGGTCGGCCAGCAGCGTGATGACTGCGCGGGCGCCCTTCTCGGACTTCTTCAGCTCGGTGATGTGCTGGATCAGCGAGTTCGGGCTCTTGCCCAGGAACTTGTTGACGAAGGACATGTTGCGCGCTTGGCGCCACAGGTCCATGGACCAGATGGTCTTCTGCTCGTTGGTGAGCAGTGCGAAATTGGTCAGTGCCATGGTGGCAATCTCCGTGAGACAGTAGACAAACGCTGGCAAGGGCCAGCCCTGCTGCGTCGATGTGTCGTCTCGACTCACGAGGACCACTGTTGTCGGAAGTGGTCAGGACCGAGGCGCTTGTGAGGGCGCGAACGAATGATACTCGAAAAAAGACCGTAGACAATCTTGCGACTGTCTACGGTCAACGCCGCGCTTCACTGCGGCGCAAGGAGACCAAGGAGGGAGGTGGTCTCCTCGGGGTGAGAGATCAGCAGCCCTTGGGGCGCTTCTTGGGCTTGGTGGCCATGGCCTTCTCCTTCACACGTTGTCGTCACCGCGCAGCTTGGCGAGGTCTTCTTCCTTCAGCTTGGCAAAGGCGTCCTGGGACATCTTGATCACGTCCGAGGCCAGCAGCGACTCGCTGCGCCCGTTGTCCGTGCCCACCTTGTTGGTCCCAGGCTGGCGCGACGTGGCCGAGGCCGTCTTGTCGGCGCCGGCCTTGCGGCGCTCGGCCTGCACCTGCTTCTGCACGTCGGCCTTGTCCACGCGCGGGGTCACCTCGGTGGCATCACGCTGATCGCGGGTCTCGGCCGCGCCCATGAGCTTCTTGACGGCCGCCTGCAGCGCCTTGGTGGGCGTCTGCCCGCGGCGCTGGTACACCGCGGCAAGGTCCGCCACGTCCTGCATGCGGTCGGCGTCGAAGTCGTCGTGGTCAGGGTTCAGCGCCGGGTAGGCTTCCTCGATGCGCTCCAGCGTGATGTCGTAGCGCGCCTTCTCGGTAGCCTGGGCCATGCTCTGCGCCATGCGCATCTCGGCCGTCGACTCGACAATCTGCCGCTCAGTGCGGCGGATCTGGGTCATCAGCTCAGCGGCCTTGGTCACCTCGCCGTCGTTGAGCAACTTGTTGTACTGCTTCTCCAGGTCCAGCACCTTGTCTTCGAGCTTGGTGATGTCCTCGTTGACCTTGGCCACCTGCTGACCCTGCGCGTACTGCGCCAGCTTGGCCTCGGCCTCGGCGCGGGCCGCGCGCTCCTTCTCCAGCAGCTCCTTGTGCCGCTTGAGGGGGATGCGATCGTCGCGCTTGGGCTTGTCTTCCTTCTCGGCCTTGGGCTCACCGTCCGGATCATCGGGGTCGGGGTCGATGTCCTTGTCGTCGTCCACGGCGTCGCGGAGCGAGGGCTTGTCGGCGGCTGGCTTGGCCGCAGGCGCTGAGGGCTCCGGTGCGTCGTCGTCGGTCGGGATGAAGTCGTCGCCGCGGTCAACGACCGCTTCGTCAGTGGTTCCAGGCATCTCAAACTCCTTGCTTCGTTGTCGTCGGTCGTTGTGCAGCCATGGCTGCCGCTCGGGCTTGCTCCACACGACGGTCTTCGCGTTTCTCGGCAAGGTCTTGGGCCTTGAGCGCGACATCAGCTTGCTGCTTCTCGCGCTCCAGCCCCAATTTCATGTGGTCCAGCTGGACCTCGTGGTCGAACTTCTGCTGCTCCAGCTCCATCTCGTGCTGGGCCAGGGCCACGTCGACTGCGTTCGGGCCACCGTCGCCCGTTTCCGGCGGCGTGGCGGCCTCCTTCTGCGCCAGCACGCCCTCCTTGGCGGCCTTGGCCTGCTTGAGCTGGGCATCGGCGTGCTTGGAGGCGGCCTCGCCCTCGGCCTTGGACACCTCGGCCTGCTGACCACGCATGGCCAGCTCGCGCTGGGCCTGCGCTTCGGGCGAGTTCTGGTCGCCCGTCATCTGCCGGATGATGTCCTTCTTGTTCATCAGCCGGCTCGCCTCGATCAGCACGGCGTCGGGCAGCTGGACGCCCATCTCGCGCAGCGACACAGCCTGCTCGAACTGGCTGTCTTCCAGCGAGTCGCGCAGCGGCACGAGGCTGACGGAGGCGGCGTACTCGCCTATGGTCAGGTCGTTGATCACCGTGCCTTCCGGCGTGACCTGGTTCACCGCGAACGTCTCCGTCTCGCCGGTCAGGTCGTTGTGGGTGATCGTCATCAGGCGCTCTTCCGTGTAGAAGTCCTGCACGAGGTCCAACACGTTGCGCGCCAGGATCATGTCGGTGCGCTGCAGGTTGTCGAAGGGCACCACGAGGTTCGTGCTGCCGGCCTGCTTCTTGGCCTGGATCGCCTTGGCGGCCACGTCCTCGCGGTCGAAGCCCTGCATGCTGTCCGAGACGCCGGAGATCGTCTTGATGTCCTCCTCGGCCTTGTAGCTGATGCGGTCGAGGCCGGTGGGCACCGTGTTCGGCGTGATCTTCTCGATGGCCTCCTTGATGGAGCCGTTGACCTCGATGACCACGCCGGTCTGGGCGCCCTTGGCCTCCAGCTCCTCAGCGGTCATGTTGGTCAGCGCACCGCTCTGCAGGATGTAGCCGCTGTTCGCCGTCGTGTTGACGATGTGCAGCTCCTGGCTGCGCACCTTGTTGAGCAGCTCCTGCGGCCCGATGAGGTTCTCCACGAGACCCACGGTGTGGCCGTGGTGGAAGTGCGGGAAGTACGGCACCACCGTGAAGTGCTTGTACGGACTCCAGTCGTCGTGCAGCACCACGTTGTCGCACACGACGGTCCACTTGATGCGCCGCACGACCTTCTTGACCACGCGGAAGCCGAACTTCTCGACAAACCACGCGATGCGGTTGCGGTCAAAGTCCAGCGGCACCGGCCGCATGTCGCCTTCCTGGCTGACGAAGTGGTCCTGGCGGGCCAGCTCACGGTACTGGCGGTCCAGCACGCGCAGGTTGCGCAGCGTGTTGGGTGCCGCGTACGCACCGGCGTAGCTGGTCATCATCTGCGGCCCGAACCGGTCGCGGAACGCCTGCACGCTGTCAGCGCCGTACACGAACGCGCTGTGGTCCTTGCCGCGCAGGTAGTCGGCGTCGGCCTTCGAGTACATCAGCTCGATGTCATCAATGGTCAGCCACTTGGTGATGAACACGTCCGACCATGTGTCGGGGTCGTAGTCATCCGCGTCGCAGTCGATCACCACGTTCTTGGCGTTCAGCTTGTCGATGCGGACCTCGCCCTGCATCGAGTCACCGTGGTCGATGCGCACGTCGAGGAAGCCCCGCGAGCGCACCACGCCATCCTTGAACATGTCCGAGCGCAGCCAGTCCAGGCGGTTGTTCTGGCTGATCTGCTTGAACACCTTGGTGAGCACGTCGGCCGTCTCCGGGTTCGCACCCGACATCGGCCTGTAGCTGATCTCCGTGCGGTTGCGGATCTGCTCGCCCTGCACGTTGCTGACCGTGGCCATGATCTTGTTGATCGTCAACGCCGGCCGCTTGACCCGCTTGAGTTCCGCGAGGTCACGGTCCTCCCACTGCTCGCCGCGGAAGAACTTGTCGCACTTGTCAGCCTTGAGTACGAACTGGTGGTGGCCGTTGTCGCGGCACCAGACGTACCGCTGCCACATCTTCTGCGCGAGGACAGCTTCAACCGGCATGGTGGCCTCCCGGGAACAGGTCGGGCGGGACGAAGCCCGTGGGGTTGTCCGCGGTCACACGCTGGCATGCGTGCTGGCCGATGTGCTGCTCGCGCCAGCTGCGCATGATGTCCGCGGTGGCTGCGAGCGTCGTCGCTGAGCCCACCCCCATCATGATTTTGTGGCTGATCGTGCACCCGCACTCCAGCTTGCCCTCGTAGGTGAGGTACTCCGTTCGAGGAATCACTTCAGGTTCTCCAGCTTGTACAGCGTCTGTGCCGTCAGCTCCTCGATCTCGGCCAGGATGTTCTGCAACGCCTGACTCTTCTTGTCTTCGCCCTGCTCGTCGCGCACGTCCTCCAGATACTCACGGAGTAGCGTGAGGGCGTCGGACGGCGTGAGGGTGGCCCGCGGCCATGAGGCCACGCGCCCGTAGAGGCCCATGTACACCTCGGCGTACTTGTCCACGAGGTCCACGAGGGTGCCGTAGAACTCGCCCAGTGCCACGTGCTCCGCGTAGGAGGTGGAGCTGAGGTGCAGCTTGTGCGCAGCGGTGCGCACCTCGAAGCTGAGGGAGACGAACGCGGGGCAGGTGTCGGAGGTCTTCATGCGGCCATGTGGGACACGCCCACCCCTGTGAGAGCCAGCTTGTCGCGCCAGGAGGGCTGTTCCTTGCCCTTCGGGCGCTGCGGAGGCCTGCGGCCCACGGCCATGTGCACCGCCCAGGCCAGCGAGTCCACCTGATCGTCGTGCGCGCCGGCCGGGAAACGCAGCATCTCGGTGCGGAGGCCGTCGAACCAGGGCGCGCCCTCAGCGAACGACACCATGCCCTGCTGCATGCGGCCCTTGAGCGGGCTCGAACGCGCCAGCTTGTCCGTGATGGGCTGGAGCAAGACGACTGGCGGGTACATCCCACGTTCCTGCATGCGTTTCTTCAGTAGAGATTCGATCGACCGGTAAATCTGGCCGTCCTCGAAGCCGAGCTGGAGTGACGGGGTGCTCCATTTTGCCGCAAGATTGAGGATCGACTCCACGATATAGAACGAATCCCTGCTCCGGAACCTCACCTGATCCACCACATGGAGCACGTCGTCGTAGTCCTGGAGCACCACCGTGCCCACCGTGTAGTCGTTCTGCTTCTTCTCGCTGATGGCGAAGTCCCAGGCGATGAAGCAGTTCGAAACCTTCTTGTTCGGGGCCGGCGCACGCCTGAACTGACTCTTCTGGAAGTGCCCGCCGTCGTCTGGCACCGGGTTCTGCTGGTACAGCGCGTTCCACCACCGGCCGTCCGTCCCGTCGATGGTCCTGTTCTGCAGCCGGATCTTGCGTAGACGCTCGATCGGGTAGCGGTCGCTGTGCAGCGCCTCGCCCTTGTGGCGCAGGAGGCGGTAAGTGGTGGGGTCCGGGTTCTCGGGGTCGTACTCAATCTGGTCCGTGACGAGATTCAGGTACTCCTCGGCCTCGGCCATGGCCGGGTACTTCACGATCTCGTACTGGTCGATGGTTTCGGCGTCCTCGTTGTCCGTGCCGATAGCCTTCATGAGGTTCTGCAGCCGGCCAGCAAGGTCGTCGTCGTGCCACCACGTCTGGATGATCAGCACCCCACCGCCCGGGGCCAGACGCGTGTCGGCCGTCGACAGGTACCAGTTCCAGATCTTCTCGCGGTTGTCGGGGCTGTCCGCCTCCTCGGCGTTCTTCACCGGGTCGTCAATGACCAGGACGTGCGCACCCTTGCCGGTGATTGGCCCGCCGATACCCGCCGCCACGTACGCACCGCGGTGCTGGCTGATGCCCCACTCCTCGGTGGAGCTGTTGTTCGGGTCCAGGTGCACGTCGAACACGCTCGGGTACAGCGGGTCCTCGATGATCTGCTTCACCTTGCGGCTGAAGCTCATGGCCAGGGCCAAGCTGTACGAGCACGCGATGACCTCGTGGTCCGGGTACTGCCCCAGGTGCCACGCCGGGAAGTTCCGGGAGGCAATCTCGCTCTTGCCGTGCCGCGGCGGCATCAGGAGCATCAGGCGAGGGCTCTTGCCCTCGGCCACGGCCCTGCTGAAGCGCTCCAGGCGCCGGCAGATGTCATGGTGGACCCAGCCAGCCTTGTAGCCGGGGTTGAAGCGCTGGATGAACGGCAGGAGGCGCCGGCGCGAGGCCTCCCGCTGCAGAGCCTCCAGCTCCAGGGCGATGACCTGGGCGGTGCGCTGGCTCGGTACCTTGGCCTTCGGGTTGGTCGTCTTGACCTTGGCGCGCGGGGCGGGCTTAGTTGCGACGGTCGAGGGCTTCGTCTTCGGCTTCGTCTGCTTGGTGAGTGAGCGCGAGGGCATCTGTCTTCATCTCCTCGATCTTGCGGAACAGCTCTTCGTCGCTCAGCTGCTGAACGGCGCGCTGCCCGCCAGTGGCGATGTTGATCTCCACCTTCTTCGGCTCGTAGGCCCCGATCAGCTTACCCATTTCCCGGGCTGCGCTGACCATCGAGGCTGGCTCCGACATCAGCTTGGCCATGTCATAGGCCTCGCGGAGCATCTCGATGATGTGGATGCGCTCCAGCTTCGTGTCCTCGCGGAACTTGGCCTGCTCAGCCTTGAGCAGGTTGGCGATGGCAGGCATGGCCAGCAGCTGGTAGCCGTAGGAAGGGCTGATGCCTTGCCCGAAGCCAGCCTTGAACAGGGCGTTCTGCGGCGACTCTCCCCTGGCCACGAAGTGCACGAACTGGCGCTGCAGCTGGGTCACCGGCTTGTTGGGGTCGGTGAGCGCAGCAGTGGCCTTGTTCGTCGGCTTGTTGGGCGGGCGCTTCTTGGCGCGGGTGGACGGAATCCGATTCGCCGGGTTCAGAGCGTTGTCGTGCTTGGCAGTGACGGCTTTGCGTGGGGCAACCATGGCGCGTGATTCTATGATCTTCGGTAGATGGTGGGAGGCATAACGTGCGAAGTGAGTATGAGGCGGGGAAATTTTGAAAATTTTTGGGCAGATGGGCGGGCATGGGTCCCTCCTGGGGAGTACCCAGGACTGCCTACCCCGGTTCGGATTCGTTATCGCATCAGACCGGAAAGCATGCTTGCGGCCGAGCAAGCTCGGCCTCCCTCCTGCGTTCATCGAGCAATTTCGCTCGCATCAACTCTCAGGAGAGATCCATGTCCATTGCCACCAAGCTCGGTTCGTTCGCTGGTCGTCAGGTCGCCAACGTGTGGGAAGGCTCGAAGTTGGCGTCGAGCCAGTTCGGCAACGCCTACGCGCTGAGCTACGCCGAGCGTGCGCAGGAGCTGCGTGCTGCGCGTGAAGCGCTCAACCTCGGCGTGCCCGCCATCGCTGCGCAGGCCGCGAAGGCGCGCGTGCGCAAGGTTCCGGCCTGACGGCCAGGGCGGGCGGGCAAGCCCGCCCTCCTTGCTGTGTGCCCTGTCACGGGTGCACAGCAAGGAGGTGCTGTATGCGTAGGTTCTTTCCGGTTCATGGCACGACCAGCCATGAAGAGCGTCGCCCACTTTGGAGCCGGCAGGGTCACTGCCGCGGCTTCATGTGGGTCAGGCCGCGCAGCGATGTGCTTATCGCTGCGCTTGAGGTACTCCATCCGGGGTACTTCAAGGCGCTGCCGCCGTCTCCTGTAGAGACGGCGAACCGCGCCGAAGCGGTGGGACTCGCCGAGTACGACGAGTTCTTCCGCTGGGGCTGAGGGCGGGCGGGCAAGCCCGCCCTCCCTTCTGCGTTCTATGGATGGCATGGGCCATCTGCATTCATTGGCTTTATGCGGCAGCCGCCGCGCATGGAGAAGACTATGGCAAAGCGCCTCACCCTGGCCGAGCAAGGCCAAATCATTGAGCAACTGCGTTTGCAGCTCAGCGTTGCGCTGGGCGATGTCGAGCGCCTCACCCGTGAGCGGGACGAGGCGCGGGCGGGCAAGGTGGCTAACACCGATGCTCGGCGCATCAAGGTGAGGCCCGAGCCCGTGGTCTCGGATACGCAGCGTGCGTACCGTGAGTACCGTGCCGCTGCGCGCGAAGACGCGATGCGACATGGCCGTTCGGTCGTGATCCTCGGGTTCGACGCCTGGAGGGCGGAACAATGAAAACGCCGCGCGGGACAGCCCGCGCGCTTCGGCGTGCGGTGCTCCAAGAACAACGTGCCCAATACGAGCGCGATGCGGCGATGGCGGAGCGCTTCTGGGAAGAGCTGCG